TCGGTGTTATTAGCCGCCGCTGCCGTTTGTCCCTGCCCTACACCGTAGTGCGTCATCGCCGTTGCCGTGGCATCTTTGATCCTAGACGCAATATGATTTAGACCGGTAGTTACGACAAGATTGTCCACGTCTCTCTCGTCTTTTAGCGATCCATCTGGGCCTATTAGCTTGAGGTTGACCCGACCTGTCAGTTTCAAAAAGTCTTTCATTTATAAAGCCCCTGCGTATCCCACATAATCCTCAGAAAAGTAACTAAAGTCGCAATAACCTTGACCCCGATAAGTGCCCGCGTCTGTCACGACAGCGGAGTCCGCTTTGTTTAGCGAAACCGCTGCAATTCTAACATCAACGACCTGCGCTGTCTCTGAGCGGGCAACAGACACGGTTTTTGCGGCTGCATCTGTAATATTTGGCGCGTCAGTGAGCGCTGAGCCGACAGTTTTTACGACACTATCTGTGAGGTTAGCAGTTTCCTGTAAGGCTGAAACCACGGCCAAAACGACAGCATCGCCCACCCCTGGCGCGTCACTCAAGCTGCGTGTCGTTTGTGCGCCTCCAGTAGTATCTGCAAAAGAATCCGTAGCGCGTATGGTGTCGGAGATAGACTTCGTGAGCTGCTTAGCTACGAGGTCAGTTATGACAGGCGTGTCGCTCAGCGCTTTAGTTACTGCAGCGATCTGAGAATCTGTAAGCCCTAGCGTGTCATCTAGCAGCCTGCCCCTCACAAAGGTGATCGCGTCGCTGATGGCTGTCGTGTCGCTTTTGGCGACAGTTACCGCTTTTACGTGTGAATCACCGACATTTGCAGCGTCTTGTTGCGCTTTAGTGACGGCTAACCGTAACGCATCCCCAATGCTTGCGCCGGACGCGACGGATTGAGCAACCTCGCCTAGAATATTGACGAGCTTAATCGCTTTTATTTTCGCGGAATTAAGCGCTGCCGCTAGTTTGGCATACGCTACCTTGACAGTTACTTTAGAAGTCATCTCTCAAATTGAAATCTAGTAACTCTATGACGGTCTCTGTATTAGAGCCGAGCGTAAAGCTAACCTCTCCCTCATACGGGCCAGGGGAGACGTTCAAATCCCCAGGAGACCACGCAAATATCGCTTTGCCCGCTTGCGCTTCGCTGCTGCTTGCGGTCGATGTTTTAGTGACCAGCACAGTAGACGTGCCTTTTTTCCTAAATTTAAGCTCTACCGTAGACCCAGACAGGTCAATAACGTTGCCCGTATCCTCTCGCGTGAGAGTGATTTCGATAGACGGCCTTGTGTCGCCGCTGACGAGGTTGATAGTGGTCACCAGCTTATAGCCTCCAGCTCTTCCAGTGTCGTAGCAGCATCTATCTGCGCTCTAACGATTCTACCACGTTCGTGAGCTTGCTTTATGTGGTCGCCCAACGCCTTGCCTAGCTGCTTGATCTGCTCACAATCGAGTGATTGCGTCGTATTGTTTTTGAGCGTCCAGGTAGTAGTAAAGGCGTCATCTAACAGGGCCGACTGTACCGCTGCGCTAATCCTAGCCTGACTGTCTGCATCTGCCTCAAAGACCCAATTGTTCCAGGTAAAGTCACCAAACTCGTCATCATCTCTATCTAGCTTTATATTCGCCCACGCCTGCGCCTTTGCTAGATTTATGTCCCATTCCCATGTTTCTGTCGCGTAATTGAAAACGTGGGCCTCAGACGGCTGTTTAGGATAGGCCACGATCTCGTCCGTTGTCACCCGCACATAGTGCTGATCAGCGTCTACATCCTCGTCTGTAATTACATAATCAGATCCCGAGGCGTCCGCATCTGCTCTGACGCCCGCCTCGTTACCCGACCGCAAAATTGTAATTTTGCCATCATCATCGTGTATTACTGCTACCGTCATCGCTTGCTACTCATCACTGCTATTAAAAAACGGGTCGCCGTACGAGTCCCGCTGCCAACCTTTGCGTGCAGCTCAAATTTGACGCTGGTGTAAGACCCTACCTGGTTAATATCGTACTTCCCTCCCGTGATGGTTTGACCGCCAAAATCGCTACGTACGCTATTTACGTTGTGCTTGCCGTTATATGTGCCATTACCGTACACCCGTCGCAATTCCGCGTTTATACCTTGGTTTTGCGACCCGTCGCCTGTAACCTGCGCAACTCCTATAGCTATTGCCGCAGTGGGGTTTTTATTCACCGTTCCGTAATCGAGCGTGACCTCCCCGATTTTTGTATAGCTCGTGCCTATAGAAATGTTGATTGATCCGTCTGCCCCCTCTGGGATTGTTACCGCGTTACCCGCTATCTGCAGAGTGTCTACGGCAGCGTTGGCGATTGCTGCGGTCGCCACTGACAGGTCTTTGATGTAAACGCCATCAATCTCATCAGCATCAAATACAAGATTACCCGCAGTATCTTTGACGAAAATGCCCTTTGCTTCTACGTCTGTGCCGTCGAACCGGAAAAACTTGGACGATGTGCCAATATGAAATTTTGGCGTCCCGCCATCGTTGCCGAGCCAAAACCCTGTGTTGGTGGAGGAGTAGCCTGTTTTGCCCTGCCGCACCGCCATGCCTGACGTATTGCCTAAATTGACTACGCCCGTTTTGACTAAACCACCATCTATTGTGGTTATTTCCGTGCTAGCCGGATCTGCTAGCTCTGTATTTAGGTTTGTAAATGTAACGAGCCCGTTGAATTCAAAGGACGCGAAAGGCGTGCTGAATGTAATTGTCTGACTGCCTCCATAAGACGCCTCTAATATGGAAAATCTTGCAGCCCAAAACTTTCCATCCGCGCCCGTCTGACTTAGAGGGTCGAGCTGCCAGCCGCTAGTGAGGCCGCTAAAGGTGCCATTGCTAAAATTGAAACTGGTAGCTGACGGAGTGCTCGGGCTACTAGCTGACGCAGAGGTGTAATAAACATAACCGTGCTGGTTACGGGGTCCGAATTGAGTAGATGCAGCGTCTGTGCTGCCATTTACCACGGAGGTAAAAGCACTCGCGTTGCCGCTCCGGTCAATTGCTTTGAGCTTGTAATAACGAGTGACGCCATCGGCTAAACCAGCGTCGGCAAATTTGCCGTCTGCACCATAAGCACCGGATACAGATGCGACTCTATTGTACTGACCGTTTGATGTGTTCGACCTATAAACATCAACGGCTGCAAAGTCTGTGTCAGACGAGTTAGTCCATGCCACTACTATGGAGCGATATGCGCCAGTAGCAGAGACAGATGATGGCACCCCTGGCGCTGTTGTATCTCCTGTTATCGTTACAGTGCCAGTGAGGGCAGCGGAGCGTACGCCTGCGTCATTTTCTGCGCGTACCGATACCGAGTGCTGCACCGTGTAGGCATTTGGCACCAGGAGGGTCGTCACGTCGTTACCGGCTGCATCCGGCGTACTGATACGGACCTGCGTGGAATCAAACCCGCTAGGAGTTAGCTCCACTATGTAGGCGCTAACGAAAGCGCTTGCTGATGCCGTCCAGTTAATTACCAGCCGCGAAACTGAGGTGCCATCTTCCTCTATTGTTACGCCTTGCGTCAGCGATAAATTCGTAGGCGCTGGCACAGAAAAGGGATCAGGCAGCGTCGTCGCTGGTGCGCTGGGCTGTTGCGCAAGTGATTGATATGTATAGATATTGCTATATTGCTGCAAGCTAAACCTAACATCTCCTGAGTCCGCGAGCTGCATACCTATGACTCTGAAGTCTTTGGTGGACGATCCGGTCCAACCTAATGACGGATGTTTTACGGTGACCACATCCCCAACTGCGACCTGCAGCGCCTCTGGCGTAGCTGTCAGCTCCATGCTAAGCGGGTTTTCGCGTGATGCTCTGCAAACTATGCGGGCGATGTCGCGTGCAGAGTAGTAGTTTGTATTAGTGCTGAGCTTGATATCTTTTTGTAGGACTTCGTTATTGTCCTCCGTAGCGAATGTGCTTTCTTCTGTGCTACCCGCTGGGGGCCAGATAACAACATCCTCTTGCCAATTTGCTTGGGGATTAACGAAAGTCGCTCTGACCCTATTAAATCGCTTATTTTTTCCTGAGTCTCTGACGGTGATATCGCAGTGTGTGTTGGTCTCGTTTAGGGTGAAGGTGCTGGTGGTAGCCTTATCGATTATCAACGTGTAGGTGCCATCCTGGTACGGCATCAACCCGCGCATACCCTGCAGCAAAATTTTTACATTATCGAATATCTTTTTGTCTGTGCTAAGAACGGCGTTACATTCAAAGAGTTTAGCGCTACCGCCGCCCTGGTACTCTGTGATTGTATTGTCACAAGTATTTGCAGCACTGGAGAATGAGGTGTCATCTATTATCGTGGACGATAACCCTTTGCCGTACCGCGCATTTGTCAAATAATCTCGTAGGCATAGCGCTGGGTTGCTAGAGTATGCCGTCGTGTTATTTCTAGGATCGTAGACCTTTCTACCCTGGACAATACACTGTATGTCCGGTATTGAGGAAAATGCGTCTGCGTCGTATTTGAGCCTAAGCGCTAAATACGCGATACCGCGCAATCTATGATTTGCCCCCCAGGTATCAGTGGCTGCAGACAATAACGAGCTGCTTGTCTGTGTGTCAGTCCCAACATACTTTTCTATTGTGACAAGGCCGCTGTATTTAGAGTCCGTCGATAACACATCATTTATGTATACGTCTCCCAACGAGTTGACTTCTCCCTCACATAGCACAAGCGCTATATACAAATACTCGTTGTCGTTGCCGCCGGTCGATACAAATACCCGAGTGCCGCCGACTTTCCGCTCCCCGTAAATAACTGGGATAGCAGCGTTATTCGACTGCTTATTGACGAGCACGCCTGTGGCAATATCTGGCTCCTCAATAAATGGGTCCAGCAGGAAACCAACGGCGTCGCCTATCGCACTAAAAACGCTTTTGACTACTTTTTTGACAAAGCCAAAAACCATTACGTCCGACCCCACTTTAAATCGCGCACTAAAGAGGACGCATATTGGAATCCGAGGTCACCGGAAAAAAAGAATTGTTGGGAGTTGCTGTTTGTTTTGCGGCCTGCTTGTTTTTGGAAGTCAGCCCAATGTGATGCAATTGTTACATTCAAATCTGATTCGGTTTTGTTTTCGCTGATAGCAAACGAGGATATTTTTCCGTCAAAAATAGTTATTGGCGTGCCTACAATAGATCCGTTAGAGAGGACCGCCCTTGCTATCGTCGCCTGCCTATTGATCCAATCATTATTAAGAAAGGCACCTAAATAAGAAGCGCCGACGTTGCTGTACGTCAGTTGTAGACTATTAACTCTAAGATCTTGCGACTCTGATGGCTGACCCACGTCTAATAAATATTCAGACGCCTCGTACGTATTGCTGCTATATGTGATCTCGTGGTTGTAATCAGTGCTGTAAAGGCCGCTGCCAATCCCCAGGTAAACTAGATGCGCCATCTCAAAGCCATCCGACTCCAACGCGGTAAGCATGGCAGAGCTGACCGTGCGCGGCATCAGATCACCTCAATCAAATCAATTTGATACTGGTATCTGTCAAAACCGCTGAGCTGATATTGTTGAATGTCGTTGTTCAGCCTCATGGTAAAGGGAACATTTGTCACCGTGATGCTATTGTTGTTCGGCACGTCTTGTATCAACGCGGGCTCGATAGTCATTTCACCTACGCCGCTGCGGTCGGCAACTAGCATATAAACCTTATTATGGTTGGCAAATTTAATGAAGTCGCCGGTTTTCAAAGTCCCAGTGAAGCTATCGACTTGTATGGTATTGTCACCTGCACTGTGAGCGCCATTGACTGCAGGCGTGCCGCTGATTGTGTTTTGTGAGGAGCTGATAACTGGCGGCACTATGCTAAAGCTGCTTACACCGCCCTTTGTAGCCATAATGAAACCAAACACAGGCGCGAATTGCGCCCTCGTCAAGTCGTCATATTTAGCGGTAAAACTCCATCGCTGCGCACCCAAGCCTCTGACGATTGTCCGGCCACTTTTTGTCTCTGACCTGACATTGGTATGCTCGCTCCTAACATTTATTGCCGTGAATTCTGGGTCTGTCGGGTAGCTCATACGAATGCCTCCCTGCCCTGATCTTCTACAGCGTCATTGATCATCTGCAGAATTAAGCCCCTTCTGCTGTTCAAAAGCCGGTCGAACCCTGACGCATCAGCAGCCTCTATATTGAAATTGACGTTTGTGGTTCTGTTGTTAGTGTTGGAGACCGATGCAGTCCCCAGGGCGTCGTTTGGCGTAATTCTGCCGCCTGCACCCATTGTTAAGACCTCCGGCCCACGCTCTCCTACGACGTACGACTCTCCAGCCCGCACCTGCCCCCCGAGCGCCCTGCCTGCTAAGGACTTCGTTGCATAAGACGCGCCCACCGAAATGGCCGCTGCAGCCGCTGCAGCTCCTAATACTGGGCCTACTATCGGGATGCCCGCAAGGGCTGCGTATGCCTTCATCGCAGCAACGTACGACTTAGATAAAATATCTGCCGCGTTCTGCCGTTTTTCAGCGTTAGCCAGATTAACCGCCAATCGGAACGCTGCCTTGTCCTTCTCTGACTTGCCCTTGAACAAAACATCCTCAAACTCTAATAGCGCGTTTGTAATTTCTGCCGCAGCAGCTACCCTTTCCTTCTCTAATTCGGCCTCAAAATCACGACGCTCCTGATCTATCCGGTTCAGATCGTCCATTGTGCGCTGCTCATCTTCAGCTAACGCGGTATTGTATGCGGCATTAATGCTCGCCTTGGCGTCTAAATATTCCTGCTCGTTAATTAAATCCTTGGTCCTGTCTGATTCAATTTGCGCCAATCGCTCATCTCGCAACCGCGCCTCTCGCTCCATCCTGGTTTCATCAAGCTGGGCCATTTTTGCTGCGTTTTCCTCTGCCTTTTTTACTTCTTCGTCGTGCGCGTCAAGTTGCGCCAACGTTTCCCGTTTTAAATCCTTGAGTCTTTCTAATTGTTCTAATTCAACCTCCTGCGCCTCTATCTTCTGTAATATCGCATCAGCCTCAAGCCTTTGAGCCTCTGTTGCGCCCATGAGGGTCAACTTATAGAGATGCAAGGCCCTTTCACTCATGCCGAGCTGTGCAAACTCTTCATGTAGCCCCTGTATGTACTCCTCTATTTCGTTCGTGCCCTCTGCGACATTATTATTAAGATCGTCATACTGACCTGATAGGTCAGCTATCTTTGCATTCATTTCATCGATTGCTGCTAACGTCTCTGTGCTTAGAAAGCCCCGATTGATTCGCATTCCCAAAAAGTGCGTCATATCGTGAATTTCGTCGTTGAGCGCTATTATTTGTCTAAGTATGTTGACCCGCAGATAGTTTTTTTGGGCCTCAGTCAGCTTATCAAAACCCTCCTCCATATCTAGGAGGCGTTCCTTCATGTCCTTTATCACATCGCTTGCATCTTCTGTTGTTGGAATTAAGACGCTAGCAATCGCAGCAGTAATACCAACGACCGCGCCAAGAAGCGGAACCCCTAAAATAAAGCCAAGGTCGGCGGCTTGAACACCGAGCGCACGCATAGGGTTTTGCCCCATCGCTATCTGACCCGCGAGCTGCTCAAACTGTACGCCTGCCATACCTGCTTTGCGGCCAAAATCGCCCACCGTCACATTCGACGCCTTGGACGCTGCCGTCATTTGCTTGGTTTCAGTGGTGGTTTTTTTGGCGGCTTGGCCCATGCGCTCGATATCGCGCTGACCTTTTCTTACGCCGGAGGTGTCAGTTTTTACTATTAGGGTGCCAACTTCGGTTGCCATTCTGGTAAAGCCTCTCTTAATCTAGCCAACACCATAACGGCGTCCACTTCCCAGGGACTCAATGTTACGCCCGTCAGCCGCCCATACGCCTCTAGTTCTGCGTAGGTATGCATTTTAAGCGAGCAAAACGTCTCCCACGCATATTGGTGCTCGCCTCGTAACTCGGGCGCTGCCAACAGATCTGGCGGCGTCCTACCTGTAGACTTCTCTACCTGCTTTAGAGTGTCATACCGACTAATAGATGACCCGTCTGGCCTGGAATGCACCCAGAAATACCAGCGCCCAAACTCCTCAACCTCGTCTATTAGCCCTTGGTAAAATTTGCGCCATCAGCCACAAACGTCAAAAGCTGAGACACTACATTTGGCGCGTTTTCATACAGATGCTTGGCGTTTGCCTTTGTAAAAGGGTATTCCTCACCATCCGAGACAATCCCGCGCCAGCCAATCGTCACCGCCACTAATGCTGCAACATCCATAGCGTCAAAATCTATCGACTGCGCTTTTTCCTCAGACCTCGCTTGCAGCATCTTGTTGGTCTGCTTCTTTTTCTGCGCCCTCCATTCTTTAGAGTCTGCGCCCATGATGCTTATAAATACGTCAGTGGGCTCTCTAGTCACGGGGTCCAGGATGTTACATTCAGCCCCCGCACCGTGAGACTCAGCGGTCGCCAGCGCACTAATATCCATTCGATTACGCCGCCGTACGGGTAATTTTAATTTGACTGTCGTCTGTGCTGTCGTAAAGCGCTACAAACTCCATTGCAATAGTCACTGCGCCCTCACCAGCCACATCCGGTTGTCCCGAGTTATATTTAACGTTTGGCAGGCTGATGATGTAGTCATTCCCCGCTGCGTCAGTCAATGTCAAAGAAATGCTGCTTGACGTCTCGTTGAGAAACTTCTGATATAGGGTTTTGTTCTCAAAGTAGGTTGTCAGCGTTCCAGAGAGACGAGAGCGACCTATCGACGGTCGATTAGTCGTTACGCTGCCTACCGAAAACAGTGGCTCAATGCCGTTTTCTAAGCTCAGCTCTATAGCGGTGACCGTTGCTATTGTAGAACCGCCCTCCGATATCGAGCCCGTAAAGGAA